GATTGTGGCAGGCGTTTTCATTCTTCTAATCGGATTGGCTTTGGGGCGATAAGTGGTATTCAACAAACTTTGGGAAGACAGGGCAATCAGTTTCCAGACAATCTTTGAGACTGGTGATGACATTGTGTTTAGCAGTGTTGCTGGGACTTATGTCAATGAGGACAATGCCTACCAGATCGCAGCTGTCTGGTCTGCGGTGTCGCTTATCAGTGACACTATTGGCACACTCCCAGTAGATGTTTACTACCGCGATGGCGGCAACCGCGAACTGTTCAGACCTAAGCCTTCTTGGGTTGCGCAACCTGATGTGAACTTCCCTGGCCACAGCACTTTCTATAAGAGCGTTCTTGTCAGTCTTTTGATTGATGGCAACGCATTTATACGGATTTTCAGCAATAGGGCAGGCCAAATCGTGAACCTTGTGGTGTTGAATCCGCATCAGGTGGAGGTCTCCAGGAATGGATTGGGCCGGCTCATGTTCACTGTTGTCGGTGAAGATAGGCCTCTGAGCTCCGAGGAAGTCATCTATATCCCTGACCTTTTGAAGCCTGGCACCATCAGGGGTGTGTCCAGGGTGACAGCCATGAAGGAAAATCTGGCTTTAGGTAAGAGTCTTGAGATGTACGCGGCCAATTTCTTTGGCAATTCGACCACACTCCAGGGTGTCATTGAGTACCCTAACGCTTTGACTCAGGAGCAGGCAGAGTCTCTGCGCAACTCTTTCGACAACGCTCACAAGGGCTGGAGGAAGTCTGGCCGGACTGGAATCCTGTCTGGTGGTGCGACTTTCAAAGCAACCCAGGCAGATCCCGAGAAGTCGCAAGCGCTTGAGGCTCGCAGGATGGCTGTGGAGGATGTTGCCAGGATTTGGCGTATTCCTTCTCACATGCTGAATCTGCCAGGCACCAACACTTACAGTAGCGTGGAGCAGAATATGCTCGGATTCGTCACTCACACATTGAGGCCATACACCACACTCTTAGAAGAGGCTTTCACTCCTCTGATGTCTCGCTACCCTGGTGGCGCTGATGCTTTCCTGCGCTTCAACATGAATGGTCTTCTGCGAGCAGATATTCAGTCAAGATTCTCTGCCTACTCCACAGGCATCCAGTCAGGCTTCCTCACCATCAACGACATTAGAGGCTGGGAAGACCTGGAAGCTCAGGAAGGCGAAGCAGCTACCCAGGTGCGCGTGCCTCTAGCTAATGTGAACTTGTCTGAGTCTGGTGTGCGCGCACAGCGTGAGAAGGTTCAGATGGTACGCGATCTAGTCTTTGCCGGCTTTAGTCCTGCTGAGGCTATGGAGATGATTGGTTTGCCACCGGTTGCTCACACTGGTTTGCCTTCAGTGCAGTTGCAGGGCGTGGCACAAGTAGATCCAGAGAACCCAGACAGCGCTTACAAGGATGAGGTGCAGTAATGCCTTTAGAACATCGCCAGGTTACGCTTGGAACAGCTGCCACTGAGATTGTCGGCCACGACAACATGCCTCACCATGTCATCTTGCACAACATGAGCAAGACTGGTAATAACTATGTTTTCTTTGGGGGTTCAGCTGTCGGCACTGCTAACGCTCCACACATTGATCCAGGCGAGACAATCCAATTTGAACTGGGACCAGGTGACAGACTTTTCGCGGTTTCAGATCCTGCTGGTGTTGTCGTGGGCGTTTTGGATATTAGACAGGTTGACTGATGGCTCCTTATTACATTGAAGAGAACAACCCTGCCTGTGCTGTGGGGGAGTGGGCCACTGTGAAAGAGGATGGCGAGCTTATGGGATGCCACGCAACTAAAGATGGTGCGATTGACCAGGGTGTTGCGATTGCGTTGTCTGAGGATTCAACTTTTGAGGGCGAGCGCTCTGAGAAGCGCCTTGACTCTGGACCTCCTGCAGTCATTGTGGACATTGACGGCACTCTCATTGTGGATGGTATGCGCAATGACCGCGTGGTGAACTATGTGGAGTCTTTCGATGACACTGAGGTCATCATTGTGACTGGTCGCGCTGAAGATCGCAGGGAAGAAACTGTGACCGAGCTTGACTCTTTGGATATTGACTTTGACCAACTGATTATGCAGCCGAGCGTGAACACTGTCACACCGGACTTCAAGCAGGCTGTAGCCGAGAGGCTTCTGGAAACTTACAATGTGATGGTTGCGGTTGATGATGATCCTGAGAACCGCGAAAGGTTCCGAGCGCTTGGGATTACCGCTTTAGCCACTGATGAGGTGCCTGATGTTGAGGGCGAGGACCGAGCTGAACCTGGTGAGCTTTCTGTTGGTGACTTTGTGGAGTGGGATTCTTCAGGTGGTATGGCTCGGGGTCAGATAACTCGGATTGTGATTGACGGTCAGATCAATGTTCCTGACAGTGACTTTGTGATCAATGCTTCGGAGGACAACCCTGCAGCGCTTATCAGGGTGTGGCGTGAGTCTGAGAACGATGAGGGCATGATGGAGTGGAATCCCACTGACACTCTTGTCGGTCACAGATTCAGCACCTTGACTTTGATTGACCGGTTGGATGAGCGTTCTGAGATTCGCCAGGTTGACTTGACTCCACCGGCTTACATGCGTGCAAGCGCTCGGAGGGGTTTGCAATGGCATGAGGCTGGCCTGTCTGGTGACGGTTTGATGCCTGCAACAGTGCGTGAAGCTAGGGCTATGGCTGATGGTTCGGTCACAGCTGACAAGTGGGTGCGGATCAGAGCTTTCCTTGCAAGGCACATGGTGGATTTTGATGCACCAGCCGCCTCACCTACCAGTGATGACTTCCCCAGCCCTGGTGTTGTCGCTATTGCACTTTGGGGTGGAGGCACCACTAGACGGTCTGCGCAACGCGCGATGGACTATGCGGATGGCGTGATTGGTAGAATAGAAGCAGAGAATGAAGGTCGCGCGAAAGGCGAAGCATTGAGCAAGATGGAAACACGCATCAATCCAGCACAGTTTGAACTGCGTGAAACACCGGAGGGCATGACCTTCACTGGTTACGCTGCAGTCTTCAACAGTGACAGTGAGCCTTTGCCTTTCATTGAGCGTATTGCTCCTGGAGCTTTCCGAGGTTCTTTGCGCAACCGTAACGACATAAAGATGCTCTGGAATCATGACTCTGGCCAGCCACTCGCCAGCACTCGCGCCGGCAATCTACGCCTGACAGAAGATGACCGAGGCCTTTTCGTTGAGGCAACCCTGCCACGCACTACTCTCGGCAATGATGTCCGCGAGCTTGTCTCCACAGGAATCGTTGACTCTATGAGCTTTGGCTTCACTGTTGCTCGCGGCGGTGATGAGTGGTCTGTTGACGGCTCTGTGAGGACTCTCAAGAAGGTAGTTCTCAGGGAGGTAAGCATTGTGTCATTCCCTGCCTACCCAGCCACAGCAGGCTCCACAGCGGTCCGAGGTTTGGACAAGGTTGCCAAGCGCGCAGAGGTTGATGCTGATGCTCTTGCTGATGCTCTGTTGAAGATTGAGAACGGTGAGGACATCACCACTGATGACCGCAACCTGATTACAACTGTCCTGGACAAGCTTGCACCGGTTGAGGCACCTGCACAGCTTGACAACGGTTTAGAGATGCTGGCTTTGAAGAAGAAGAAGCTGCAACTTTTGATGGGCTACTAATGGCCTCCAGGAATGACATTGAACAGGCCATCCTTGATGTTGCAGGGAATCCTGTCTCTGGTGTGATTAGGGAGATGGCTGGGGCTTTCGCTGATGCCATTGTCGCGTTGGATGAGGATCCTGCTGACACACCAAAGAGGGTGAGCCCTGTTCAGGGTACAGTTCAGCAGCGAGAAAAAGAGACTCGCGTTCTTGGGGCTGTTGAACAGCGTTAGCGAGTTTCTCCCTGGCTAGTTTCCCCTTTCGGCTGGCCAGGGTTTTCTCTTTTCTGTGTTACTCTTTTCGCCATAGGGACTCCTGTCTCTTTCTTGAATAGGGTGAGCAACCCCCAGAGGCGCGAACATCTTTAGCGAGATGCTCTGGGGGTTCACCTATTTGCGCAGTAAGGCTCCCCTTACTTGGTACCATTGAGGTATCAGATTTGTGCGTTACCGCTGCTGAGAGCTGTTGAGTGTCACCACCGCAGCGCAACCACACAATCACAATCATTATTGAAAGGACATTACATGTCTGAGTTCATCAAGACTCAGGAAGAAGTCCGCGCCAACCTGACCATGCAGATCCGTGAAGTTTTGGATGCTGCCGAGCAGGACAAGCGTGGAATCTCCCAGGCTGAGTTAGAAAAAATTGACCGCATTGAGGCTGACATCACTCGCGCTGACGAAGCGCTTGAGGTTGCACGCCGCAATGAAGAGCGCGCTCTTGAGGCTGCTGCTGCTTCTCGCGGTTTCGCTCCTGCTGCTGAGGCTCGCGGAGATGCTGAGATCTTCCGCGCTATGGCACGCGGAGAAGTTCGTGAGCACAACTTCACTATGGAGAAGCGCGACCTTGTGCCTTCAGTGAACACTGTTCCCGTTGACTTCCTCTCGCGCGTATTCGCACTCGCAAAACTCGTTGGACCATACTTGGAGACTTCTGAGGTCTTCCAGCGTGACAGCGGTTCAGACTTGCGGATTCCAGTCCTCACCGCTTACTCCACCGCTTCAGAGTATGCAGCTGGGTCTGCTATCGCTGACAGCGAGCCCACCTACAGTTCTCTCTTGCTG